ATTAACCGTATCACCATTAATGACTGGCATTTTATAGACTGTATCAATTGGAGATACAGGAGGCAAAACACCTCTACACAAATAATCATTATTAGGTAGCTCAGAGCAAATATTAATTTGTCTTGATATGGTGGCAGCACAATAGCGAACGGGAGTAAATCTGTAAAAGTTGGTAGGGTTATAGTCAAATTCTAATTCATAGCAGGGGGATAATTCAATGGTAACGGTCTGCGGTACGGCCTGGTATGGTATTACCTTATCAGGGTAGGGGGAATAGGATATGTAAATTACATAGTTTTGGTTTTCCGTTACTGTGATAGTGGCCTCCCCATTTTCGTCAGTAAAGTATGTAGCAACCTCTGAACCGTCAAAAAACAGTACAATCCTGGCCCCCTCCAGTGGGTTATCATTGCGATCTTGTACGGTGATTAGTTGATTCATTTTCGTAAATATACGAAAAAAGCAAAATAAAAATTGATAAAAAAAATTACAGTAAATAAGGGGTAATAAAAAAAATTATACTACCTTTGTGAGGTACTTAATAATACAACAATGGATTATAAAGATTTTCTAATTAATAAGCAGAAGGCCGTCATTCATAGCGGCGTAGATGTAAATGAGGAGTATTTAAACCCTTTCATGTTTGCATTTCAAAAGTTCATAGTTAAGCGGGCTTTAAAAGCCGGAAAGTATGCGATCTTTGCCGATTGTGGACTAGGGAAAACATTAATGCAACTTGAATGGGCTAACCAGGTGAGCAAACACACAAATAAGCCTGTATTAATTCTGGCTCCTTTGGCTGTTTCGGGGCAAACCATAAAAGAGGCTGCCAAATTTAATTTGCATTGTGAGAAATTGAAAAGCGATGTTTTTGGATTTGGTGTGTACATATCCAATTATGAGCAACTGGAAAATATTGATTGCAGCCAGTTTTCGGGCGTGGTGTTAGACGAAAGCAGTATTTTAAAAAACTTTGAAGGGGCAACAAAACAAACGATTATAGATAATTTTTCCCATACTCCTTATAAACTAGCATGTACAGCAACGCCAAGCCCGAACGACCCGATGGAACTTGGTAACCATTCAGAATTTTTGGATATAATGAGCAGAAATGAGATGCTTGCAATGTATTTCGTGCATGATGGTGGCGAGACTGCAAAATGGAGACTGAAAGGACATGCTACAAAGTTATTTTATCAGTTTGTAGGTAGCTGGGCGATAATGTTAAACAAGCCTCAAGATATAGGATTTGAAATGAATGGCTACGATTTACCAAAGTTAAATATCTTGGAAAATCAAATCATAACTTCAAAAAGAGACAATGGCAGACTATTTAATGACATGTCAATATCAGCTACAAATTTCAATGAAGAATTGAGATTAACAAAAATAGAAAGGATAGATGAAGTTGTAAGTATTATAAATTCAAAGCCAGATGAGAATTTTATCATCTGGATAAAGCAAAACGAAGAAGGCGAGTTACTTAAAAAGCTACTGCCTGATGCAGTAGAGGTTAAAGGTAGTGATAGTAACGAATGGAAAAAGGATAAATTATTAGGATTCGCAAATAATGAATTTAGGATTCTAATAACTAAAACCAAAATAGCAAGTTTTGGAATGAACTATCAAAATTGTAATAATCAAATATTTGCAAGTTTAGATTTTTCATTTGAGGGATTATACCAAGCGATCCGTCGATCTTATCGCTTTGGTCAGAAAAACGAAGTAAACATCTACCTTATTACAACGGATACGATGGCAAATGTGAAACAGTCAATAGATCATAAACAAAAACAATTTGAAATTATGCAAGATGAAATGAGCAAGGCAATTAATGCCAACTTAAACAATCAAATGATTCAAATTTCCAACTATGATACCAAGGAGGAAAAAAACGAATGGTACAATATTAAGCGTGGTGATAGTTGCCAACTAATCAAAGCAATTGACAGTGAAAGTATAGGATTGTCAGTGTTTTCTCCACCGTTTGCGGAGCTTTACACGTATTCCAGTCATATTGAGGATATGGGTAATTCAAAGGATTATACGGAGTTCTTGCAGCAGTTTAATTACTTGGTTGTCGAGTTGTACCGGATATTAATGCAGGGTAGAAATGTAGCTGTACATTGTATGGACTTGCCAATACAAAAAGGCAAGGAAGGATTTATAGGGCTAAGGGATTTCAGCGGTATGATAATAAGAGCTTTTGAGGATGCTGGCTTTATTTATCATTCAAGGATTACAATTTGGAAAGATCCAGTTGTGGAAATGCAAAGAACAAAAGCACTTGGATTACTTCATAAGCAAATCAAAAAGGATAGCACCATGAGCCGGGTGGGAATACCTGATTATGTATTAGTATTTCGCAAGGATGGCGAAAGAAATGATCCGGTTACTAATACTGATTTACCAGTTGATTTATGGCAAAAATATGCATCTCCAGTATGGATGGATATTGATTACGGTGATACATTACAGGGCTTTAGAAACGGAAGGGAAGAAAACGATGAAAAACACATTGCGCCTCTTCAATTGCCGACAATTGAGAGAATTATTCATCTTTATAGCAATAAAGGAGATACAGTTTTTACCCCTTTCCTTGGCATTGGATCAGAAGTTTACCAGGCTGTTAAAATGGGCCGTAAAGGAATTGGTTTTGAGCTTAAAGAATCCTACTTCGATTTAGCAAAGAAAAACATACAGGCGGCGGTTGAGCAAAAGTCACAGTTAGCACTATTCTAATGAAACAAACCGCTGGTATTTGCAGGGAGATTTTAGGGCCGGTAATAATTGAAAAGGCAAACAGCTATTTAGTAACCTCTTCCGGCACGGGTATTAAATAATGTCTGCAATTGTAGCCGCCTCTATACGTAAAAATATTGCTGCTGTTGGTACCTGGGACTTTACCGTCCCAGGTACTTAAGTTACCCCAGGATTCAACTTCTTTACGGGTAAAGTATTTACCCGCACGGGAGGCGCAAAACGGCCTAGAATCGCTTATAACGGTGCCGGCGTAAAGATAATTATCCATATCCAAGTCGGCCGCCACCATTTGCATGTAATTACTGCTAAATTGGTTCATGCTATCCGTTGCGACCTGGTGAATATATCGCTCTAAAGTGCCTAGTCTTTTATCATCTCCTTTTATAAACAGTCTTAGTTGTTCCTTAGTCTTTTTAAGGCTGCTTTGCCCGGCTATGTTTTGCCGCAAAATATCCCTTAGTTTGTCGGTAAAGTTGGCATTAACGCCCGCATCTGTAAGACTGTTAATAGTATTCGATATGGTAACCTTTGCAACTTCTTTATAGGCTGCTTTATCAGCAAAATCAAGGGCCAAATTTTGAAAGTATAGGTTTATCGCATCTTGAAGACTGTTAAATTCCCCGGTAAAGTCCTTAACTGACGACACATAACCGGCATCGATAAGGTACTTTTCAATGGTCTTTTGGATTTCTGTAATGCGGGAGATATTTTCAACGGATAAAAGCCCGTTTTTCTGGTTTAAGGAAGCCAGCCATTCAATTAAATCATCATAAACGCTGTTTTGAACAGTTCCCGATTGTTTTCGGATCTTTTCGACCGCATCATCCAGTATTTTATCCAGCGTTGTTATTAACTCCTTGGCCGTCATAGATTGATACGGTATTTTTTTGTATTTCCTTCATTTTTTCGGATGCGTAGCTGGATAACTTAGCCATTTGTTTTGACAGATCTAAAAAATAAAAGTTTGCATCCTCACTCATTGCCCTGGTAACAAAAGGCATAATATTGCAGCTAATAATAAAGTCCTCCCATGTGCAGCCTTTGGAACTAAACTCTAATGTTTTCGCCTCTGTTGTTTTCCCTGGCAATGGATCGAGTTTGTTGATTAGTTCCACCAGCCTATAATCGTCTGATTCATCCCCAAATTGAGCTTCAGCTATATCGCACTCCATCGCAGCAGTGATTGCTGGGTTTGCGCTGGCCTCTTTCAGGGTTTTAAGTAGGTCTATTTGCACTTCAGAACCTAAAACGTTGAACATATCAGGCAATGTAATTGTTGGCAACGCCTCATTAATTGCGTTTTCGTCCGTCACATCCGGGTACATGTACCGAAATGTATAATAATACAGAGGATATAGGTTGTTATCTACAGCATCATTAGCCACTTTTTCACAGTACGCAAACAACTCCTGCCTGTCCACTACTTTAGCTACTCCGCTTTGCTCCTCTGGTGTTTCGGTCAATATGGCCATGTGAACGGCTCTTTTGCCCGATTTTATCAAGCTGGCGATTTTCTTTTCAGTAAAATCCAGGGTTTCAATTGGCCGTTCAAAATACCCTCCCGGAGGCATTGGCATTGAGGTAAAGTCCGAGGCTCCTGCCTTAGCAACCGGTTTAACTACCTTTACACCAAAAGGAGTGCGTAAAGATACCTTGCCAGTACCGGAGCAATTACCGCAGGCTATTTGCTTAATTGGGTCGGTTCCTCCCTTTATTCCTGACCCCTTACAAACTTTACAGTCGTTGTCTGCAATCTCCCATTTTTCAGGGTGCAAATGCAATGCCTCATTAACTTGCTGGTCGGAGTATAGATTTATTGCATCATTCCACGCTGGTAAAACGCCAGACAGAAAGCTATCAAATACTTTCTTTTTCTCCTTATACTGAAATAATACCCCGCCTAATTGAAAGGCTGGCAACTTCCCGATATTGTGTACATAGCTGGAAAATACCTGATAATTACCACTTTCACCCACTTCAACAAACCAGTCTATTTGTGTAGTGGTGGCTATTACCCGTACTTTGGCATCCGGTATCTGGTTAGCAAAGTACATTTCTTCCGTCCTATGCTCGGCCTCCAGTTTTACCCCGGGGATGTATTTGATAATTTCATCAGAACCAAACAAATAAATCTCCGGCTTAACCCGGTTATTATCCGGCAACTTATCCGGCCATCCAGGAACCATAAAACCGACCAAACAAATAGCGTTGGGATCGGCTAGTTTTTCATTAAAAAGAAAGTCCCGGTAAAATAACTTTATTGAATGTTCATTATCAACATAGTTGCTATACTCCGTTTGTTGGGAGAACTTAATCTCAAAATCCTGCGAGTACATGAACTTAGAAAGAACAGAACGACACTCACACCAATCACCATATGTAAAAGGCTGGAACCTATTAAGCCTATAATCTTTGTATTCGGCTGGTTCATTTGGCCTAAAGGCGTTTAATAATTTAGAGGGAAGTTTCTTTTTGGCGTGTACGGCCAGATCCTCCATTATTTCAACCGTGATGCTTCTATATGACCCTAACATGTGTAATTCTGTTTATTAAAGCCTTGTTCTGTTACGATCGCCGAAGCTGGGGAAACTAAATCCACAAATCCCGGTTCGTCATTCTGTTCAATCTCATAATCTTCCTCCAGAAAGATGCTTTTACCATTCAATGTGCAGTACTTATGAGCCAGCGCAATTGCCATTATATCATGTGTAGCTTCATCAAAGTACTCTGTACGTAGTTTATATTGTTTGTCGATAAACGTTGTACCACGGCGGTATTCTCCGTTGCTTTGTCGGTAAGTTTTACCTTTTCGGAATGTTCTGGGGTTAACCAATTCTACACCAATACGGCATTTTTGCTCAAATCCTGGATTCTCCGAATAGTTAAACCCCCATGCGTCCGCAGGCTCAGAATAAACAATTTCCATTGTACTATCTTGAAATTGATTGCTTACCGTAAAGATATTACTGACCGCTATAACTCGCATATTAATAAATTCCTGATGTTCTTTGGTCAATTAGTTCGGCGGTAACGTTTAGACTAACCACGC